TGAGTCATATCGTGCTGATTGAAAACGGGAATAACTATCGAAATCATGTGTTTCCTTTCTTAATTCAAAGACGTTTTAACTTCAAAATCAACCGCCCAATGTTTAAGGGTTGTGGTTCCCGTGGCCGTGGTCATGTCTTCCGTCATCGTGACAAGATTTGTTTCTTTCATCCAGACAAGACTGCTGCCCGTTATCGTTAAAGAACATTCGTCATAAAGCGTTTTCAGCGCCGCATAAATTGCCGATATTTCCGTGGCCGATGACGAGGCTGAATAAATGGAAAACTGAATAAGCGTCTCGGACATATCCTCCGTGAACGTTTTTTCAGGAACCGACGACACGATAAAAAAGACGACATAAGGGAACGTCGGTTTGCCCGGTGCCTGATCCAGATACATGCGCCCGCCGATGGCCGTTGATAAGGCCGACCCCGCGAGTTTTCCATAAATGGCTGTCAATAAATTATTCAACTCAAAACCTCTTTACACAGCAGTTCAAGCGTCTCGTTTCTTTCCGACGGGTTAATGATACTGAATATTGTAAAATATCGCGTTCCGTACTTCACCCGCCATGCCGCACTGACTCCCGACCGATACCGGATCACAATCCGATGTGTGGCGGTCATCGTGTTGGCCTGCGCCTTCACAGCCTCCGCCGCGCTTACCGGCCAAAGCGCCGCCCAAACAGTCGCCACATCTGCCCAGACATCCACATACCCACCCATCCCGTCCGATGTCTGCGTAACGGATTGCAGCGTTATTCTTTTATCAAGAGAACCGATTGGAATCATATTTCATCCCATATCCGGGCATTCGTCAGCAGCGCCATGACCGCTTTATTTTCCTGATAGGACTGACCCGTTAAAATCTTCCCTTCACGGTTTTGGTAAATATCACCGGCAATGAGTTTACAGGCCGCTCTAATTTTCGCGGGGATTAAACTAGCTGCCGTCCAGCCGCACACAAAGCGGATCGTTATAGGGTTTGACGGATAAAGCGTGTCACTCGGCCAACTCTCGCCATACGGCAGCACGACCCGGCCAACATTCTCGCCGTTTGTTTCAACGAGGTAATCCGCGTAGGGGTCAAAGTCGTTTCCACCCCGTCTGTATTCTTCCACTTAACAGAAGTCACGCTTTGTAGATTTCCATAAGGCAGTTTGATATAATTCTCAATCGGCCATTCCTGTATGACGAAATCCCATGTTGAAGTCAGCAAGGCCCGCCGGGTAATGTCTTCGACCTGTTCTCTGGCAACCTGAATAATGGTGGACAGCATCTCGTCATCGGATGTATCGTCAACTCTTAAATGACTTTTTATCTCTGCCAGTGACAAGGGTTCGATGATCGGCTTAACCACGCATCCGGGGCCGGTGCCCGTGACCGCCGTCAAGGGAACATCCGCAACCAGCATCAAACCTTCCAGCTCATAAACTGACCCATTAGAGGCCGTCGCCTTACAGGTGATTTGATAGTCAACGCCGTCCGTCCCGCCTGTCACCCAGACATAGACCACCGGAGATGTAATAAGTTGCTTGGCAACTGTGGTTATAGTCGCCGTGACATCAACGCCGGTTGAGACGATCTTTGCCGACACCGAAGCCGATGAAATTATCAGCGCTGAAGATACAGAGGTAAAATCAAACTCTATATAATACGATTCACCTGTTTGCTTATTGCGGAATCTGTCCATCGTTCAACCTCATTAAGCGGCTGCCGCGCTCACGGTATAGGTCACTTTCAATGTGTCGCCGTTGCCGACTGCCTGATCGCCGCCGGTGAATGCCGCCGTGCAGAAGAGCGTACCGCTGGTGCCGGACGCCGCCGATCCCAGGAAAGCGCCTTTAACGGTCATTGCGCCCGTGCAGGCAAAGTCAACCGTCGCCGCGTTCGTTATGGATTTAGTGTCGGCTGCCCCTTCCGTCCATTCCTTGCGGTCGCCCGTGTAGTCCGATCCTTCCGTCCATCCGGCATGAGAGGCCAGCGTGTCGGCGGCAGCCAGAGTGCCCGTTCCGGTGATCAGGCCGATATACCAGGTCGCAATGGCCGCCGTGCCGTGAAACATCACGTCAAGCAGTTTGTTCAATCCCTCGTCCGTCGCCGCGTTTTTGGCTTCTTTTTCCCATTTAAGTTTCCCGTCCTTGTCGTAACAGGCGATATTAAAAAGACCCTTTACATTCAAACTTGTTTTCATGATGCCCTCCTAGTGCTTCGTGTATTTTATATTCGTGTTCATATTGCCGAGCTTTACGGAATCGTTCTGGAATACCAACGATACCTTATTCGTCCCGAAAGAGTATGTTGCAACGCTGATCGGATAAATAATTGCGGCCGCGGCCAGAACGGTTATGGCAAAATTAGATGACGCGGACTTTGTTTTATAGCCCGGAATAGAGGCCGATGCCGTGACGGTTATATTCAGGACAGCCGACAAACTCTTGATAAATGTTTCCGCCGCGTCGAGGATTTGCGAGGCCGTCGCGGTTACGCCGAAAGATGCCGAGGCCGATTCCAGATAAGCGCCGATCTCACTGGCCAGTACTGATATGTCCGTTCCCGCGGCCACCTGGACATTCAAAGAGGCAACTTCCGAGTCATTGACGGAAATCAGGATGCCCAGGGACGATGTGCTGTTCAGGCTCCCGACTTCACTGTCACCGCTTGACAGATTTAGGGCTATGGAAACGGCCTTGACGAAATCAGCCACTTCGGAAACCGATGTATCTAATCCGATTTCGACTGCAGCGCTTTTAATAAAGTCGGCCTTTTCAGAGGGCGACGCCCCGACGGTCATGTCAGTTGCCGCTGATTTAACGAAGTCCGCCACTTCCGATGTATCCGCATCCACGGTTATGGATGCTAAAGCTGACTTAGCAAAGTTTGCCGCCTCGGACGTGGTTGCGCCCAGGGAGAGGGCGACGGCGGCGGACACGCTATAAATGAAGCCGTTCAGTGATGACGAAAGCGCCGGGGTCAGTGATAAGGCGACGGTCAAGGACCGGGCAAAGTCGGCAACTTCGGAAGCAGAAACGCCCATTGTTAAAGCAACCTCGGCTAGTTTATGGAAGTCGGCTATTTCGCCAGAGGATTGCGATAGATTCAACGAGGCCGCAGCAGATTTCGGGAAATCTGCAACTTCGCCAGCCGCTTGCGCCAACTCCAAAGATACGGCCACCGATTTGATAAATTCCGCCACCTCTCCGGGCGATGCGCTGATCCCCAGGGATACCAGCGCCCCTTCGACAAACTCCGCATTTTCATTGTCGGACGCCCCGATGGAAAGAGACGCAACGGCGCTTTTCGCAAAATCCGCCGCCTCAGAAACGGAATAACCCATCGACAGAGCGACAACCGCCGCTACATTATAGCTTTGCGCTCCGCTCTCCCCACTATGTAGTAAAAAATAGCTCATTCTCTACTCGTTAATAATTACGAAAGTGTCATTCTCTGCCGGTTCATCTGTAAAGGCCGCTGTAGTGATAACTTTGCTTGTCCCGTTGTAAGCTGAAATCTTTTTGACTTGATTGATGTCAGCCCCACTTGTGAATTTAATATAAGCATCTTTGATGTAATCGTCTTCGGTTGAAGTCAGGTTTGTTTTGAATACCGTTGTGGAATTTCCAGCGTCATCGACTATCGTACCGCTTGGCCGTGAAATAGAATCCAGTAAAACAACACCTTGAACTTTATGCGCTGACGGATCATATCCCGTATCCGCAAAGTCTTTTAAATCGGTTGCTGATTGAGTACTTCCGCCTAATTGAGCGACATTTACCGATTGATTTGCGGTAATCGTCATCGAAGAAGAAGTATTGATATTCGCCGTCTTAGTTAAAGTCCCCAAGAACCCACCAACAACATTGTCTGTAATATCAAAGTTACCACGAACTCTTATCTCGCCATCGGCGCAGTTGGAATCGAGAATCAACTTGCCTCGACCATCAATAACAACGGTATTCGTTGATGCCATGTTATTGAGATTAATACCACCGCTCCAATTTCTCATCCCCAATATTGTATTTGCTGTAAGAACCCATACTGAGTTTGTTTCGCCAGGGATTCCATCAAGTCCATTTATAATAGAGTAGTTTCCGCTTGCAACCGTTGTGAATGTTCCAGTGAAGGGGCACAGTTCAAAAAATCCTTGTGCGATAGTAGCCGTTCCAATTACACAATGATCAAACCAAGCATCTACTCCAGAAGAAACCCCTGTTACATTCGCTCCGTAGAAATAAGCCGCTGCGATAGCCTGTCCGCCTAGAGCAAGATTCCAGTTATCCCCAATGAATGACTTTCCAGCAGCAGAAGCATCTAAGGTAATAGTTACCCCGTCTTTAACACGAAATCTTGTAAGCCCAAGGGAAGCTGAAAGCGTCTTAGATGCTGCGTAGGTGCAAGGATTGTCAGCCGTACCATCAACATAAGGCGTTGTGTTACCATTCGTCCCACCAATCCATATTGCACCGTCAGAATATCCTACTGTCTGTCCTAAGTTTTGTGCTTGTGCTATCAGAGAATCCACATAAAGAACTTGATTGGATGCACTTGAATCAAATCTTAAATAAACCTTTCCGGCGTATGTCCCTGTCCCTGTATGAGCAGCTAATAAGGTTATATCTTGAACCTTGTCTGTTGAACCATTCTGCCCAATGAGTGTCGACCTTGTGTCCCATGCACCAGTAAGGAAGTTATAAGCCTTGATAAGGCAAGTGTCAGCCGTGCCTGTTCCCATATAGCCCGTGAAAACTACCTTTGCACAATTTCTTCCCGCACCAACAGAAAACTGATAGATAATATCAATCTCATTGGTGTCATCGTCAATCTGGTGATAAGTCCCATCATCACCTGATGCGCTGGCGAATGTACCGGAAGTCTGAACCCCGACAAAAGGAGCAACAGGGTCGAAAGTAGGTGCACCAACTATCGCACCGTCAACATTATCGTCATCGGGAGCGAAGTTTAAAGCCGCACCTGTACCGCTTCCGATAGTACCGATAAGAGTCGGAATGTCTTGAGCATAAACATCACCTGTTTGATTTACGCTTTCGACCGTCATAATAGGTGTTTCAATGTTAAAGAATTTTTTAAATCCGGCGGCAAGATAACCGGCTGTCTCCGTTAAGGCTGTGCCGAGAATAGAGGCCAAATCTGATAATGCTCTATGGCTTGTATCCACCGTCAGCGTATTCGCCGGAGTCGTGCTTCTGACCAGTTTATCAATTCCGTAATCAGCATGACCAATATCTTTTCCGGTTTGGGTAACACCTCCAATAGCCGTAGCATTGACATCAAGCGTTGCACCATCAATCAGGGAGTTATTCAGCGCAGCCGCCCTAAATCCATAAATAGGACTAGCCCACGGCAGGATTCCTGTCGCCACGCCTGTAAACCACCCGAACCCTTCTGTGTCGTTATTGATGGATGCTCCACCGGATGCAGGAATTTCTATCGTATAAACCCCTGACGTTCCCTGATCCGTCCAATCGTAATTGCCTCCAGTTGTAGGAGTGACGGCAGTTACGGTATAAGCTCCGGCGGTAGTCACGAAATGCCAATTTAAGGCCATGCCAGCAGCATTGTAAGCCACAGCACCTTCAATGCTCTTGAAGTCCGTATCGTCAATGAGTGGGTATCTATTGACGGGAACTTCCGCTAATGCTGCATCTACGTCGAACCAAATATCTGCCATAAGAAACTCCTATTGATTTAAATAATAATAATACGGTTTAACGCTTGCGCCCCCCTCGCCGTAAGTAACCTCTACCCAGAGTTGGTAAC